ATGGACAACTTGGGGGCAGCGTATGCGGTCCTCACCGCAAATGGTGTGGCAACGGCAGAGGCAGGTACTTACTTGAAGGCCATATTGAATGAGCTTGGAAATTCCGGCTCTAAAGTAGCCGGCGTCCTCCAAGACCGAACAGGAAAGTCCTTTGCCGGACTCATGGCAGGAGGTGCTTCTCTTGGCGATGTCCTTGCCATTTTGGGTGATAGCGTAGATGGGAATGCCACTGCGTTCAACGAACTCTGGAGCTCTACAGAGGCTGGCGTGGGCGCTCTTTCCATTTTCAATAGCGGAGCTGAGAATTTTAACGGGGTCCTGGCATCTATGCAGGACAGCGCCGGAGCTACATCTGCTGCCTATACCACCATGACAGAGACCACGGAATTTGCTCAGCAGCGTATGAATACAGCGTTGGACAACCTGAAGATTGCCATCGGCACACAGCTGAATCCTGCGTTGGAGAAGCTGTATGACGCTGGAGAACATGCATTTGCGTGGGCTGCAGATTTTGTTGAGGAGCATCCTTGGATTGTATCTGCTATTGCAGCGCTGGTGACCGGGCTTGGAACTTTGGCCGCAGGGGTTGCAGTAGCTACTGCGGCAACGGCAGCCTGGAATGCAGTGCTTATGGCCAATCCTGTGGCGCTGGTAGTTGCCGGTGTGGTAGCCCTGACCGCTGCAATTGGTGCATTCTGCCTTTCCATCGGATCGGCTGACGATGAGACCCGGGAATTTACAGCTGCCTTGGTGGAGACAAGAGAGGCATATGACGCACTACAAGAGAGCATGGCGGCAGAGCAAAAATCAACTCAATCCATGGTAGTCGCGTTGGAAAGCGCCCTCAAAGCGGAGAGTAAAAGCGAGACGCAAAAAGCAGCGATTTTGGAATTAGTAGAACGGCTCAATGA